GGCATAGCCAAGGCCAGGTTATCCATGCTTGCACACAGCAGCGGTACAGATAGCGTGGCGTTGATTTCATCAACTACCTGCATGCCTTTTGTCTTGCCCTTCCGGCCGTCATACTCAATTTCCCTGATATTCTTTGTGACTGTGAAAGTACCACCGCCGCGTGTGGGGGCAAGTGGCCTTACGCCGGTTCCACCATAGTTGATGTACACCAAGCCATAATCAATCTGAATGTTTTCGATTTGTTCCTGAGTAAGCTTCATCTTCTCAGCTCCTTCCAAAAAGTCTCGCTTCATAAATGTACTTCCGGCGCTTGATAGCCGGGTTGTCATCTCGAAGCGGTATTTTGCGGTCTAAGTAAAAAGTGACCGCCAACCCTTCAGCGGTCAGCGTCTTTTTGTTTAGTGCGTCATTCACGGTTTGCATAAGTGTTTCAAGGGCTGTAGTGTCCCCGCCAGCAGGCATATCCCATCCGTCCACGTCAAGAGCGACAGTCTCAAATTCCTCTCCATCATTGGTTATCTGGGTGAAATCATAGGTGAGATAGGGGAATTGAGCATCGTCCGGCGCATCCTGGAAATAGACACGAGGATGGATTGACTTCAAATATGGATGTATAAGTTTACGTAGATTCTTCATCCCCGATCTCCTCCTCTTCGTCTATTAGTCCCAGCGCCTTGTTCTCGTCCTCGATGGCGGACAGATACTGGCCCTCAATCCTGCGGATGTCGTCAATGTGTTTGAATACCGTTTCCCGGATGACACCCTTCTTCGGCATCCCTTTGGTACCAAGCTCCTGATTTACGCCATACCAAGCATCATGTTTTACACCGATTTGCAGATCGCATTCCTGCTTGCGTACCCAGTATTGAGTGCTGTTGTATATTCTTCTGTGCCTTTTCATGCCGGGGAGTTTCTTCAATTCTTCAATCATCCTTTTCCGGAGTAACTTTGCCACATCCTTCAGGGCCGCCCTGGTGAGTTCCTGGATGGTGTAGTTTGCACGGTCAACGCTTGAGATGAACTCAATGCCATCTTTATTTATTTTTGTGACAGATTTAGGCATTGGCACGGTTGACCACCCCCTGGCAGACAAGCTCCGTCAGCTCACCGTCCTTGTCATAGGTGCGGATGATTGAGTATTCTTTGCCGTTGTACTTCAGCCGGGTTTCTCCGTTGTACTCAATGGTCCTTACCACGAACATGAGTTCAGGGCGAAGGCCGGTTGCCGCCGCCTGGTAAAACTCGGACTGGCGGACCGACTGCTTGTCAGCGAATACCTGCCGCTCGGTGGACTCCTCGATGACATCACCAAGCTCGTTTTCGGTGGTGGTGACGGTTATTAGCGATATAACATCTTTAAACAGCATCTATCCCACCGCCTCTTTTGTGTATTCCTGAGACAGCGCCAGGTGGCCCTTAATCATGGCATAGGACTGTTGGAGCTTTTCGGCATCCGGGTTGTTCCAACCGAAATGGGCCTTGACATAGACGGTTATGGCGCGCTTAATCAACGGATCCGTGTCGTCATTGGCCTTTGCAGGGAGAATACCGGCAAGCATGAGATCGGCCCTCGCGGAGGCTATAAGGTCGGCAATTTCACTGTCAAATGCCGTGTTGTTTGTGCTGATGCGTAGGGTTGTCTTGATGTCGAGTATAGACATCATTTATCACCGCCTTATCAAAAGGGAGGGGTTAAGCCCTCCCTTAAACAATGATATACAGGTCAATGTCTACGCCCAACGTGGTATCGTTCGGGTCGAATGTATTTTTTGCAAGGTCGTCTGGATCCGCCGTAACTGTGCCTTCCGTTCCTTCTTTTGCCTTATTGACGAGTTTGAGGATAACCAATTCGTCGGCATAGAGTTTATACGGTAGCCCGAATTTATCGCCCCAACCTACCAATACTTTGTCGTAGGGAACGCCAGTAGTACCATTGGTAGAACTGCCCGCAGTTACTCCAGTGCTGCCTGCAGTAATGCTAAATGCCAGGCTAGAATCATTGGCAACTGGTTCCTTGGTTTCCAGTTGAACAGTATCATTACCTTCCCCGGTAACAGTAGCGTTAAAGACAGCACCTACCTTTTCGTCGGCATTCAGCGCTGCAACAATTGCAGCAGCTACCTTGGCAGCGGTACCGTGGTTAGTAGTAGTAAGAGCCACGGTTACCTCCCGGGGAGAATCGCTCCCTAGTAAAGTAGTAGCAGTTACCCGGACAGTGATATTACCATCGGTACTGGTGCATCCATTAGTAATTTTAATGGTTTCAGTTTGCTTTGCAGGAGTATTGGACTGCACGGGTACTTCAATTTTAGTAATAGTTTTGAAAGCCAATTCCCCGGTATCTGCAGTCTGACCATTCAGGGTGAATTTTTCCTCAATTTCATTTCCGGCAAAATCAGTACCAGTAATTGTAACGGTGCCAGTAACCCCGGAAACATTGGCCACCACGGTTAAATTTCGAGGTACAGCCGGGTTGGTGATACCAGTGGTAATCTCATCGGCTTCTTCACCCAAAATGATAACCGCAACCCCATCGGCATCTGCAGCCGGAGCATCTGCAGCATCAACATGATAATGGGCCAGGAACGCTCTATCGACCGCTACGCCCTCGGCATCGGTCTGGATTCTCTGACCCATCTTATGATTGTATGGATACATTCTCATACCTCACTTTCTTTTTGGATTGACAAGGCGGGGCTTTTGCCCCGCTCCTCATTATTTCTTCTTAATCAGCACAACGCCGTTGCGGTCGGCCAGTTTGCCATCTGCAATCATGGTAGCCTTGCTGATCCATTCGTCAGTATCCTCGTTAAAGTACCTGCGGTAGGTGATAGCCATGTTACTGTTCACCATATAATCTTGCAGGCGGCAGTAAATGGCGATCACATCGCCGGAAGATGCATCATCAATCGAAGTCAGATGTTCCTCGATGGGGATAACTTCCTTCCCGAGGAAGCGCTCCTGCTCAACACCGTTAAGGCCAAAGGTTGTCCGAGCTACGGGTTGGCCGTTGGCATCAAGCATCCCGACGATGTACTTATTCCAGTCGGCATCGTTCATTATCAGCACGGCACCGGCGCGGTAACTGCGCGGCATTTTGGCAAGTGCCTTAACCCAGGTGTCATACCGGCCGAGGTCATCAGCCGTAACCTGCACGACTTGGGTGCTTGCGATGGTATCGTTCGCAATACCCAAAGGCTCTCCATCACCGCCGCCGATAAGGATGGCCTTGTCGAGTGCCTTCACCATTGCCTCAGCGATATTGTCTGAAATGGTCGCCTCGAAGATGGGCAGGGCAACAGTGGCGGCCACAAGCTCAACAGCAACACGAACCTGCAGTTTGTGGTAACTGAACGTAATGGTGCCGGTGACCTGCTTATTCTGCTTTTCCGCCATATTACCGGGGTTTACCCAGGATGCTGTTGGTTTGGCGGTGGCAACGGGGATCTTCACGCCGCCCTGAATGGCCGTCTTGGTTACACGATTCCAGATAATGCCGGCTTCAGACATCTTCTCCACGATACGGTTGAGAATCGTGGTAGGAATCACAGCGCTGATGTCGCTGGTGCCGGTAGTCGCATCGTCACGATACTCCAAAACATCGGATTTGACGCCGCGAGTCACATACTCCATGAATGCTTTGCGGTACTCAACAGTGTCGTATTTGTCAACCTCTGTCGCGCGGTTCTCAGGGTTCTCTCGACCGAACGTCGCCACATTGCGGGTCTGGACGGTCCCAGCCTGGATGCCTTCGGCGATGGCCCTTCTCTTTTCGATGTCCTTCTTCTCACTTTCAAGGTCGCGAAGTTCTGCATCCAGCTTGTCCAGCTCATCCTTTTCAAGCTTCTGATCACTCTCAAGGATGGACCTGATTTCCAGCTTCCTTTCTTCGATTTCCTTCAACCTCTTTTCAAACATATTGAAACATACCTCCTCAATCGTTTTTTAGAAAAAATAGGTTTTGAGTATCAGCCGCTTACGCTGTTCTTCAACGGCCTCCGCCGCCTGGCGCTCGGCCTCCGCCTGCGCCTCAAAGAAGCTGCGGGCTGAAATGTATGTATCCTGATATGCCGGGGTATCCACCGCCGACACATCGAAGATCCGTTTGAAGCGCTTGATTTTCCGTGTTCGGGTTTCGCGGTCGTATTCATCTTCCGCGACGGTAAAAGCAAAGGACATCTTGTCGATGTCCCCGCGCTTAATAAGCTCATATAGATCGCGCCCTGCAGTTGTGTTTGCCAGTTTTGCCCGGACAAGCAAACCCTGTTCATCCGGTATCAGTTCCAGGGTCTTATTTCTGGTCCTGGCCATCACCATAACGGCGTCAGAATGGTTGTACTTGAATGGTACATCTTTGAGGTCCGCGCTGTCCAGGGCGCCGCGCTGGATGACCTCGTAATATTTAATACCATCAACCTCGTACATCACAGTGGGGCTGTCGTAGACTATTGCACGGCCTTCAACGATCATTTCCTGATTGTCCGTCGGTTCCAGTGCCCGGATCTCCGCCAGACGTATTTCCTTCTTGAAAATCTCCGTTTTGGCTTCCTTCTTGTTCGTTACTTCCACCTGATTCACCTCCATCAGTTTCGTCCGTAGGCCGCGTATCCAGCCTACGAATAGGCTTGTCACCGCCGTCAATAGGCGCAAGGTTGAACACCTCACGCCATTCATTTGGTGTCATGGCTCCGCGGTCAACTAAAGCAACAAGCGCTAGCTTCGTGCTGACGCTTGCGTATTGCAGTCTGTTGGCTTCAAAAACTATTTCATTTCCAAAACCGTGCTCCCGGTCCGTGAACAGCTTGCTTGTAAACTCCAGGCTCATTTGTGTTGCAATGGGTTCTATTGTAGATTCGTAAAAGGCATTCCATTCATCTTCAGAGTAATTACCCATGATAATCTTTTCATTAACCCCAAAATAGCGAAATACCGCATCCCGGAGTTCTTTCATTTGTGCAGCGTTGACCATCAAGGGTTGATTCTTCAGCTCGATATATTCTGCCTTACTATCTATGGCCGCAATTCCTCCGGAGTTCTGAACTGTCATATATTCAGTAACAAACCTGTCGCGGTTGGCTTTGATGTCCTCTGGTTTCAGCATCCCTTGGAACTTCAAGAGACCGCGAAGGAATGCCGAAGTTTTGACAGCCTGTGCCAACCCCTCATTTGTTGTATGAATAACGCCTAATGTGGAATTAATCGGGTCGTTGGTTTCGCCCAGCAGATCATTATTATAGTAATGTCGACGTAGATGTATGACCTCAGAATATGGCAATACTACCTGCCCACCATCGAAGAAATAAAATTTGACGTAAATAGTTTTGCTGTCGTCTTCCAGAAACTCCGCCATAGTACAGTTAATTGGCCAGATTGCCACTAGATTGGGTCCATCCCACAATGGATAAGCAAAAGCATTATTATCAATCATCAAGGTAGTAATCAATCTATACAGAAAATCATACGCGTTCATATTCGGGTTTGGTCGAACCGATAAAAGACGCTCTATTCGCCCACCCACAGAAATAATCTCACCGCCAACCCTACGGATATGCTTTGCGCGAAGCTTCGCAGCATTTCTGGCAATAGCATCTACAGCCGCGCGGACCACATCGGCCTCATAGGGTTTACCCTGCCATGGCGTAAATATTGGGGTATAGCCGGACATAATACGGAGCTGGGTATATAGTTTTCGGGGACCTGCGGCTAAAGGCCCGAAAATCTTTTGTAACATACTTCTTCTTTCCAATTCTTTCTCACCACCCTATCAGGTTTTTGTAGTCCTGCAAGTTGTTGAACAATACCGTGTATGCTATCAATAAAGAAACAGTGCCATCGATGCGCTGCCTGTTATTCTGGCCTTTTACTGGCCGGATATTGTCGTTTTCGTCCCGCTTCACGTTGGTATTGGTCAGGCACCACTGCAGGGTCGGGTTTCGGTTATAGTTAATTCGCTTGGCGCTCAGGTCCGCCCCCATCTCCTTCATGGGCTGGCTCAATGTCTTCGCGCCCTGCCGGACCTCAATCATTGTGAAGCCCATGCCCTTCATTTCCTCGATCCAGTATTGCGAATTCCACGGGTCATACCCTATCCAGAAAGGTATGATGCCGTATTCCTGGTACATTTTCATGAACCATGCGGTCACGTCTGAATAGTTGACCTTGTTCCCCGGACAAAGGGTCAGCAGACCGCGCTCGGCCCATTTGTCATAAGGGATCTTATCCTCTTTCACCCTTTGCTCAACGAGGTCCCCTGGCAGGAAATATTGCTGAATAACATACTTCTTCTCACTGCCGGGCTTCATCATAAGAAGCGTCGCACAGGTCAGGTCCGTGGTGCTGGAAAGATCCGCTCCGCCTATCGCATAGCAGCCTCTGAAATCTTCTATATCGAAGGTTTCATCGTTGTCAATTTGGTCGAAAGTCAGCCAGGCGCCAGCAGTTGTCTCTCTGATGTTGAAATCTTTCGTCAATACCGTTGGTAAAAAATTCGGATCATGCTGGGCTCTTTCAACATTTGCCGCCAGCTCGGCAAAGTCTTTAATTGTCCCAAGCCCAGGATTAGCCTTCTCCCACATGCGAAAATCGGTCCATTCGTTGCGGTCATCAAGCTCGTATATGAAGGCAAGAAATCTCTCGTCCTCAATGATGCCGTCAAGCACCTTGCAGGCATAATTGTATATATCATCAAAGATGCACTCGCGGACAAATCCGGTGGTCGTGATCATCGCAAGCAAAGGTTGCGTCCTGGCAGTCATGGACTGCTTCATGACATCGTATAAGTTGCGGTCCTTGATGGCGTGGAGCTCATCTATGATGA